TGACCTCCTGAATCACCTTGAAAGTCTAAATCTGATGCTGTTACTTGTGCATCTACATATGCTTTAATTGATTGTTGAGTTGCTAAAGCTGTTGAACTATTAGAACTCATGTTATCTTCATCTAAGATATCAGTCATGGTTAATACACCATCTGATAATGATCCAAAAGTAAGTGTTCCTGATACTGTAGAGTTTCCTGAGATATTACCACTAAGGTCTCCTACAAAGCTATTAGCTGTTATAGTGCCTGTTGCTGTTAAATCTCCTGCATTGTTAAGGCTAATCCCTGTTTCTGTTCCCAAACCATCAGAAATCACCTTTAAACTAGCTGATAATCCATCATTATCTCCAACCTTTAGTAGTGAATCATAACTTGATGCAATAGATATTCCTGTTAAACTACTTGCCATTTTTATTTGTTTTAAATTTGTTATTTATATATCTCATTAACTTTATAATGTTTTTTTCTTTAGGTTTATATGTTTTCATGTCAATGTTTTATAGTACCCAACCTTGAAATGTAGGCTCATCTCTATCAGGATATATATCATCATTTGTGTTAGATGTATATTCAGGATAACTTTGTTGATTAAAATCCATAAATTGTATAAACCTTCTTGTATAGTATTCAGCTAAACTTCTTTCTTTTTCAACTAAATAATCTACTTCTGCCTTTTCTACTGTCTCTGCATTTTCAGAAACATGCTTAAATATTCCACCATTCTTAATTTGATAATTATGAAATGGTAAAAAGTCTACCATAGCATAATGAATTAACATAGGTTGAACATAATCTACTAATAATGTCTCATAAACTGTCCCAGTTATGGTGCCATCATCAATCATTGTCTTTAATTTGTTATAAAGATCTGTACCTAGATAGTTTTGAATATGAATAGTTTGTGCAATATCTATGAAATGCATTAACTTATCTGCTTGAACATTACCATCAATTATAGTGTTCTTTACTAAATCATTTCTATTTATAAATAATACTTTTGCCATCTTATCTAGGTGTTAAAAATCCTTTATTTTTCATATCTCTAGGTTTTTGTGCTACCTTCTTAGGATTCTTTTCAGGCTTAAAACCTATTTCTGCTGCCTCTGTTTCAGTTACTTTCCTGTCATTTGTTAGTCCTCTGTTTTCTTTAAATGTACCATCAGCATTTCTTTTTCTAAAATATACTACTCTAGTCCATTCATGTCCACAATTACCTCCACCTTTATAGAGCCAAATAGAGTATGTTGATGCTCCATTAGGTCCCCATCCTGCATTTACTGGTTCATTATCCATAGCAAGTATGTCTTCTTTTCTATATACCTTCTTTGCTTTCAACATAGCTCTACAAAACTCTCTAGAATTTTTAGCAAGTCTACCTGTATATCTGTATCTAACTTTAAATAACCCTGCATCTTGTTCACTTTTACTAGCAGGTTTAGCTGAACCTGTACTAGCTAGTTTTAGCATTTCATTTTGCTTGTCATCTAATTATAATTAACACTCTCCTCAGATATAACATCCCATTGTTCTAAATCTTCATCTTCACCTAAGTCAATCAGTAGTTTTGCTACATCTTTTGTTAGATGATCATTAGGTCTATATATCTTAGGAGCTTTCTTTAGACTTAATTTCTGACCAGTTTCTTCTTCTCTAGTTTCTTTGTCTGCTACATTTGTTAAATCAGTAAATTCTAAAGGCTGTATTGTTTTAAAGTACAAGTGTAATGTAATGTCATTAAATGCTAATATTTTGTTAAATGCATCTATCATAAGATTTTGATATGGTCTAATCACCATATTATCCATTAGTATTGATGCTTTCTCTAATTCATCTGCATTATTACCTAATCCTGTATTATTCTTTACACCTAAAAGCATAGGAGACACAATTCTATGTGCAACTAATATTTTCTCCTGAGATTCTGTAGATAGAAACTGATATTGTTGGTGTGCATCTGATAGTTGTATTGGCTCTATTGTAGCTTGACTATCTGTATTGTCATTAAATGATAGAATAAATTTACCTGCATTACTAGATCCACTAAACTTTTGTGATATTTTTTGTTCTATAATAGATCTTTCTTCTTCATTAGGTATTCCATTGTTCATATTTATAATCATAGATGGAGATAATCCATTCTTAATGTTATTCATATGGAAGTTACTAATCTCACCTTCTAATTCTGCATACTGTAATCCACCAGTATATGCAGGAGGACTATAGTAATAATATCCTGCTTTATATGGTTTTATAAATAATATTTCTCTACCCTCTGTAGATGTACCAAATGCAGGTATTCTAGTTGGTTTAGATGAGTTTTTATAGTCAGTCCAATCATGATAGTAGTAATATGCTTCAATATCCCCTGATTCACCTGATTTTTCAGCTCTAAGTGTCTCTACTGGTATATGTTCTAATTGTACAATTCTTTGTCTACCTTTACCATAAATAACTTGTATTGCAGCTCCACCCATTAAGTAGTAATCATATATAACTTTTCTTACTACATCCTTTTTGAATAAGCTAATCATTTGTGCATACTCATCAGGTTTTCTATCAGAATCTGTTGCATCTAATCCTTTACCATATATCATCTCTGATATACCATTAATACATGCATGGTTAGTTGGTGAACCATTATAAAG